TCGTCGTCAGCACCCCAATCGTCCGTGGGCAGCGATACAAAATTCCCCTGCCGATACCGCATCAACGCCTGCGTCGTACTGTCCACCAAGTCGTCATGCTCGCCATTCGGAAACGCCGCGCACTCCTCAATTAACTCATGCGCCCACTGCTCATCCGGCGCCCAAATCATCCCAGCCTCAAACAACGGCGCAATACTATGCGCTCGGCTAATTTTGTCATTCCCACGGCTCGGCGTGAAATTCACAACAGGTATCCCCATATTCCGCAATTCATGCGTCAAAGGCATACCCGTCGCCTTCGCCTCAATAATCACAGTCTCAGGGTCCCAAAACTGATACTGCTCATACGCAATCTCCTTCAACTCCGGAAAATCCCACCGACCCTTCTTAGAGTCCAAAAGTATTAAGTTTGGGGCCCCTTCGACCTTCGGACGGAACACTCCCCACGTCGTAATCGCGCTATAGTCCGCAGTCTCCTTCTTCGAAAACGCCGTATCGTAACTCTGAATCACATACTCCAACTCAGGAACAGAGTCCTCTTCCCACACGTTCCACCACTCGCGCTTCAAAATACTGTTGTCGTCACCCGTCGGGTCCTGCTGATACTGCGCGTTCCACTTTGCAGGCGGAATAGACGCCTTTACACGTTCCAAGTCCGCCGTCGGCCAATACTCCGGCCAACAACTCTCTCCGCTCGGCATAATCGCAGGCAACTCCACAACTTCCCACTGGTCCGCCATAGCATCCCTACCCTGCGCCCGAATCAACTGACCCGTCAAATCCTTCTCATGCCACCGCGTCATAACACAAACTATGCTGCCACCCGGCTGTAAACGCTGACGGGGGCCACCAGTGTACCAATCCCAAGCATCGTCAAAACCATTGTTCGACATCAACGTCTGCTCCGAATGCGGGTCATCGATAATCACCAAGTCACCACCACGGCCCGCTAAGTTCGAACCCACACCAACAGCATAGTACATTCCACCGCGGTCCGTGTCCCACCGTCCAGAAGCTTTCGAGTCCGCCGCAAGACGAACGTCAAAGAGTTCTTGGTAATCTTCGCGCTCCAAAAGGTTCTTCACCTTCCGACCAAAACCAACCGCAAGCTCCGTGGTGTGCGTTGCCTGAATAATCTTCATGTTGGGGTTCTTCCCGATCATCCATGCAGGAAACAAGAATGACGCAAACTCCGACTTCGTATGACGGGGCGGCATGTTGATAATCAAACGCTTTAGATCGCCGCTCGCGACGCGCTGCAATTTGTCAGCAATAATCTTGTGGTGGTTGCCCGCGATAAACTCAGGCCAAACAGCTTTTACGAAGACCAAAAAATCTTCGTGCGACCGCTCCTTTTTTTCGATTTGAGCGAGCCGATATTGAAGCTTCAAAAGCCGTTCGTCATTGGTGCCAGAATTAACCATATCGATAGGGGGCCCCTGACCCGTTTTTGTATACAATCATGTAGGATTATATAGGTGTTCGTAGGTTTTGCAACTTTGCAATTTTTGTTTTGCAAAGTGTAAATTTGCAAAGTCTCTAACACATTGATTAATATTGCAAATTTTGCAAAGTCGAGTTTGCAAATTAACAGTATCTTTAAAATTTTGTATTGTTTGTGACAAACATGGACCTTGCGCCCGCCAGCCAGACGGGGGCCGCGCTGCGTTAACGACGCGCCGCAACCCATTGATTTTGCTGCGATTTAGCCTCAATTGGGCCCGGGGCCCCTAGTGCCCGGATGCTGGGCCGCGGGCCGCGGATCGCCCACCAGCTGGGCGGATTTTGGCCCGGTTTGATGCATCAGCTGGGCGGATTTTGGCCCGGTTTGATGCATCAGCTGGGCGCGGATCGCGGGCAATTAATCCACCAGCTGGGCGCGGATCGCGGGCAATTAATCCACCAGCTGGGCGCCCGAATCGCGTCCGCTGGGCCGTTCCCGGTGGATCGCTGGGCGCGGATCCCGGGCCGATTTAATCCACCAGCTACGCCCGGATCGCTGGGCAATTGGCGCGGATCGCGGGCCATTGCGCGACGCAGCTGCGCCACGCGTCGCGGATCGCGGGCCGCTGGGCGGTATGTTTGGGGCAATCCGCCCGGGCCGCGGGCGGGCTTGTTTTACGGGAAATTGAGCAGGCAAAAGAAAACCCGCCGGGCGATATGCCGGGCGGGCGTTGTTTTGGTGCTGGGCGGGCCGCTACTGGGCGGGCAGGCGGGCAATGATTGTCCCCATTGGAAACCCCTGCCAATCGCGCAAATCAGTGCGCGTCACGTCGCTATATTGGTTTTTATCAATCCACCAGTGGATCGCGCGATCAAATGCTTTCCGGTAGCGATAGGGCAGCGCGTCGCGCAGCTGGTCATTATCCGGCAACAAAACATGCGTTGCGCCGTTCAGAATTCTATAAATGCCAAAGCATGCCGCCGGAACGGCGTCGCAGCTGCCACGCCATTGAACCGTGCCGCCCCGGTGCAGTTCAATTTCAAATGCTGGTTGTGTCATCACTGGCCCCCTTTCCGCGTTGCTGGGCATTAAATTCAATCAAACGCCCATAATGCCAGCCGCCTTGCGTCAAAATTGTTTTTTCTGTTTCGGTGCAAGGAAAGGCGCGGCCCAGTGTATCAATGCGCTCACAATCAACTAAAACGGTCAAACCGCTATCTAATCCACAAATCGGATCAGCGCGAAACCACGCGCTATATTTTGATTTTCTGCCACTGATCCTAATTTTATGACATACATGCGTCGCGTTCATAATGCTTTCCACCCTTTTGTAAAATTACCGCTTTCGAATTCCATTTTAACAGAATATCGCCCGGGGTCATTTGCGGCATTCCATGCCTTGGCATATTCGCGCGCCTCTTGTTCTGTTTCAAAAACGGGCCGTTTATAGCATTTAGGCCCGGCATGCGGTTCTAGCCCGTTTGGGTACGCTGGATTTTCTTTCCACCAGCTGCGAATAAATACGCGATATTGTGTCATTTTCTTTTCCTCATAACAAAAGGGGCAGGATTGCCCCGCCCCCTTTAAATAGTAATTTTCAGTAATAGTCAATTTATCAGTAATTATACCGGGGTTTTCCTATTAGATACCGCCCGCCCGCGCGGATCGTAAACAATTCCAGCGCATTGTCATAATCGGCACAATATGCGCCATTGTGCCACGTATGACCCGCGCCCGGGTTCCAATGCGCCACGACAAAAGGCGTCAATTCATTATCCGGCATAGATACCAAAACAATGAAATTTTCCGGCGCGCTTTCTGGATCCGCGCCCAGCTGGGCATGATATGGGGCGGATGCTAAAACGCGATAACCGTTCAATCGTTCCGGCGGGCGCGTCATATTTTCCTTTTCCGCGTTGTGAATATCGCAAGCCATATTCCACGCCATGCCCGCATATAGCGCAGCAATGTTCTTTTCCCCGGGCGGTAGCGAATCAATGCGGCCTTGCAATTCATCCCAGCTGGCGGGCGTTTGCACAAAAAATATCTTTTTCATCATATCAGCCCCGCCTTTTTATTGGCCGCGATAATTTCATCACGCGTCAAATAGGTATCCGGAACGTTGAACCGCACCGGCTTGCGCGCGAATATCTTTTTCCCGCCTTGGCCGCCGTATGACGTCGCGCCGTATTGATCGGTCACGTCGTCATACGTGAATTCCATTATGCAAAACAATTCGCAACCGCCTGCGTGATGCCATTGCATGGGCGGCAATACGTTCAAGGCGTCATCAAAATTTGCGGAACTAATCGGCGCAGCTGGTTTCATAAAACCGTCGCGCGCTGCGTTGTAAAACGCGGGTATGTCATCAATCACGACATACGGGCGTTCCGGGCGTTCTTGTTTCAGTTCCTCAACTACCTTTTCCGCTTCCCCGCGCGTTGCGTATAAATTATAAACATAGGTTTCCCCGGGCACTGCTACTGCAAAATCTAAATCTAACATTTTCTTTTCCTTTCCTATGCGTTGCGAATTTCGCGGCGGCGTTCATCAAGTAACGAAACCATGCTTAAACAAGCTTTGATTGCCGCGTCCGGCGTTTGGGCGTTTGCATTGCTAATCTGTTCCAAAATGTCGCCGTCATCCCAGCACTCAACTAGATAATCCCAGCCGTCGCTCTCGTAGTTATCCAGCGCGTGGCGGCGCACCGCTGCGATTAAATCTGTTTCACCATACTTTTCCATTTTCTTTTCCTCATAACAAAAGGGGCAGGTTTACCCCGCCCCCAGTTAAACAGTAATTTCTCGTAAGTGTCAACTTTGCAAAATATCTTTCAACTCTTGCACAGTCATGCCTAATCTTTCCGCGTACCACTTCAAAGTGATGTTGGGGTGTTGATCGTAAAAATCCACAATGTCTTGACGCGTAAATTCGGCGGGGGATTTCCAAAATAATTCTGACATGATTTTCCCCTATGCGGCTTGCCCGCTGGTCAACTGCTCAGATAACGGCGCAGCACCCAGCAGCTGCCCGGCGCGGATCGTGCCAATTGGGCCGTCATCATGTCCGGTGCGAATTGGCATCAACAAAGCCATAACATCATCACGCCCGCCAAAGCTCACAATTGCTGGGCTTCCCCCGCAATGCTGGACATGAACGTTATTGCCACGCAATCCCAAAGCTTTTGCGATTTTGGCCATATCGCCCAAATATGTCGCGTTGAATTGCTGGGGTTCTTTATTTTCCGCCGCCCGGTCATTTGGCAGCAAGCGCGTCACGTCTGGATATGTGCCATCAACAGGCGTCATCGAAACATTATTGACCGACGCAAGAAATACGCGATCCGCGGCGTCGTTTAAATTAAAACCGCAGCTAATAAATTCCACCTTGGACGTTACCCCGGTCAAACCCTTTTTCAAATCCGCCAGCGGCAGAATTACATCAAAATCAGGCGCGCCCCCGTCTATGTCCACAGGCTGGACCGCAACGAATAACCGATGCCCATCAGTTGAAATCATGCGCATCATATTATCGCGCTTTTGAAAACATACGCCTTTCAAATAATAACGCGTTTCCTCTGTCGATGCGCAAACCAGCGCGGCTTTGATATAAGCTGGGTTAATCAAAAATTCATACGATGTCATTTGTCTTTCCTTTCATGTTTTGACTTGACGTAATTTTCAGTAACATGGCCCAGCAATTAATTGCAAGCGAAAAAAAAGAGCCTTACCGGCCCTTTTCTTTCCTCAAACGTTCCAATTCGTCATCGACGTCAATCGGTGGGTTTAATTTGTTCATTATCCATTCCAATAAGAAAAGCATTTTTTGATCCATCCGGCGGGGAAATGTAATCTAGCAACGGTGTCCAATCGGTAAGGTTTTCCCAGCTGCGCGCTGGTTCTGTTTCCAGCCCTTCCATCTTTACATCGACAGAATGCGAAGCATGGTAGAGATATATAATCGAACCCTTTTTCTTTGCCCATTCCCTTTTAATTAAAATCCAGCTGCTGGCATGTTTATGCGCAACATGGAAGCTTACTTGGTGGGGGCTCAGATCGACCCGGTTTGTAAAAGTGTGTTTCAGCTCGACCGTATGGAAACGACCATGGTCATCACACAAAAACAAATCAGGAAAGCCCGAGCTTGCCCAGCTTTCAATCCGCGTCGGTACCCACTTCCGGGGACTGTTCGTCAGCTGCGTTCGCATCGTGCTCCAGAATTTGCTTTCTCTTTTTACCACGACGCGTTTGGCTTTCCTCTCCTTCTGGAGTGATGTCAATAGTGACTGGCTCATAGGTTTGCTTTAACTCCGAAATTGCCTTCAAGACTTCTTCTTTCGACATACTGTCAATTGTGCCATGCCTGATCTCAGACTTGTTTACGTAGATATCGCCTTGAGCTTGGCCCCGGCGGTATTCAGCTTGCACCGCTGCCGAGAATGCGCCGCTTTCCAAAGCCGCATCTCGAATGCGTTGCAGATCGCGCAAGTGCCTCTGGTACTCTACGCCGTATTTCTGGTCTAGTTCCTCGCGATACTTACGAATCGCCTTCACGACGTGTGGACTGACTTGCGGGTTGGTTAACTCCGACGCCCGGACGGATGCCGACTTAACAGGATAGCCCGCGTTCACAGCTGCCTCACGCATTGTGATCTGCCCATCCCGGGAAACGATCTCTTTCACAAAAAGCTCTTCCCGACGGTTCAGGGGCTTATCTTCTGGGTGCCATGGTTTCTTTCTATATTTGCGCTTGCCGACAGACTTTCCCTCTTTAGGGACGACAAAGCGATCTTGCCTCGCGACCATTTGTTTTCTCCTATATAACTTTTCGTAATTAGAAGATAATCCAGAGCAATGCCGCTTGTAAACGCCCTTTATATATATATGGCCAGAATTTTTATTTTTTTTTATTTTTTTTTCAAACCCGCATAACGACTTTTGGCGATTAAGGCCCCGTTACACCCCCGTTTGAAGGTGTAACCTATATTTGTAACTGTTAAGTC